TTGTAATCCATATTGTTTTCGACTGCTTGCATAAAGTTAGAATCCACTCCAACAGATATGTTAAAGTTATGAATATCCCCCTCAACTTTTTTGCAGTCAATAAAATCTAAAATATCAGGATGGTATATAGACATTACTGCCATATTAGCACCATCTCTCTTTCCGCCCTGTGTAATCATAGATGACACCCTTGATAGTGTCTTTAGTACTTCTATAGGACCACAAGCAATCCCATGAGTAGATTGTATTTTATCTCCTTTAGGTCTCAGGTTAGACAACGCAAAACCTGTCCCGCCACCAAATTTTTGAACCATAGCACTGTCAGTTGCAGCCTTCATTATACCTTCCATGCTATCTTCTAAAGGTAGTACGAAACATGCTGAAAGAGTTCCTTGTTCTGTTCCCGCATTCATTAGTGTTGGGGAGTTAGGAATAAACTCTAAATTAGACATTATGGTATAAAAATCTTTTTCTGTTAGTTGAGCATCCACAGGCAATTTGCCATAGTCTGTATCTACTTTAGATACCGCAGCAGCAACTCTAGAGAATAGCTCTGAAGAATCTTCTATAATATCTCCGTTAGTGTCTTTTAAATAATACCTATGACTAAGAATAACTTCTGCTTGGTCTGTGATTATACTTTTACTTTCTGTGCGTGTTTCTATTTTATTCTTTGATATCATTTAAAAATTCTCCTATTAAGTTATTCTATTGTTGTCTATGATTGCAATATAGACAAAGACCTCTTTCTGGAACCCAAAAAGAAGGGTTACAAACAGGGTCACCACATTGCGGGTTTGGTGCAGAAGTAGCCCTCTCACTCGGATTAACTGGTATCATTTGCAAAGAGTTAATTTCTGGGTCTGCACCCTTCCGTTCATTATCCATTTGCCTACGACTCTCCGGGCTCTCCCCGGGACTCAAAGCGTTAAACCAATCCGAAGCATTTCCTAAATCTACAAACTTATACGCTGTATCATGTGCTGCCTGTAAAGCCATTGCAATTGAGAAAAAAGCATCCCCATGACCCATTGGAGTATCAGGAGCTTTCAATTCGTTGCTTACAGACAGAATCTGTTGTCTCTGTCTTTCGTCTTTGATTAGTTTTAATATACCAGAATGAACAAAATTTTCAAAGACAGAAGCCATAGTATTTTTAGTTTTTTGTGAAAAATGCATAGGCATCCATCTAGCGTCTAAACCACGGTCTTCTAATTCCCCTCTAGTGTTATCAACATAACCTGAAGTTAAATTAAAATTATCGGCTACTTCATTTAAATATTCTATCTGGTCTGAATAACTCCAACCATCTAAGAAAGAGTGGTGAATTTGTTTTATATCATCACCTCGTTTTCTAAACAAAACTAAATGAGATGGGTGTTTTTTCTTTCCTACATCAAACCCACCAAATATATAATCATCGGGTTTCAAGTCTGTATATTTTTTGGTTGCTGGAAGAGACCTTAAAGTATCGTCTTCACACTTTTCAATGTCTTCAACATCAAAATAAGACTCTGTAGCAAAATGTGGAATCAACATAAACTCTGAAGCAAAAGATTTAGGTCTAGCTTTTTGCTGTGCTAACAGGTACTTCTCACTCATTATCTCTGGAGCTAAAACTCTTCTTCCCGGCACTGGGTCTAGTGCGGGTAGTACTCTAGCTTTGAATCGTTCATCATCTTGTAACTTAGCCAGTATATCGTTTGGCATCATTGGTGTCCCAACAACTATTACTGGGGCTTCCTTTAGAGGAATGAACATAGACTCTGTCATAAAGTGGTCTTCTACTTTAGTTATCTGTCCCATATTCAATGGGTTCTCAGGGTCTCTCAAAACGTCATCAGCAATTAGTGCCCCATTCACGTGCATACCTCGTTTGAAAGAAAACAATCCACCATGCATGATTTCCATAGGTTTATTGTTTTTATAAAATCTAGCCGAAAAATCAGCTTTTGGGTTTCTGTTTATAAGTAACTCTGGGATAATTGGATTTCTTGCGACAATCTTATTTATCTCTGCAATATGGTATTTAGCCATACCATCACTATAAGAAAGATAAAGTATGGACATATCTCTAGGAGCCTTCAGCAATCTCCAAACACTAAATGCATGCCCTAAAATTGTAGATTTAAAATGTCCACGAGGGAGAATACCTACATAATTTAAGCCAGTTTCTAAACATTCTTCAATATCTTCAGCAAGTAGACTTACATGCCAAGCTTTGAAATACTCTGGGTTATCATACGAAAGAGCCCATATGTTTTCAATAAACTCTCTAAAGCTCCCTACTTCATATCTTTTTTGTTCTAGTAATCCATCGGAAAGCATATCAAATGCTCCTCCGACACTAATAATGTCTTTAGCCATTGCTATATGTCCCTATGTTTTTGTTCGATAGATTTAAGTTTTACACCAATTCTCTGTAGAGTAGCTTGGTCTGATATCTCTTCGATTAAAACAGACATAATATCTTGAACAAACTCTAGATTTATCATGCCTTGAAGAACCTCTCGCTGCCCTTTTATACCAATGTCAGCTGCCCTAGCGGCATCCAACGCTCGGTCATAATGCAACTCACTCATTTCTCGTACTGCTTTATTAGCTATTTCAGTATAACCATCTAACTGTTCAGATTGTAACCTAGCAAATCTTTGGCCTTCTGATTCAGCTAAACTTCTTTGGGTATCTGATATAGCCACCGCTTTTTGTTCCCCCCATTTTTCTTTTTTAGCCCACATATATATAGTAGGCGGGGAAACAGCATGCTCTTCAGTAGAAATTTCTTCCGCTATTTGTTTAGCAGTTTTATCTCCTTTAAGAAACAATTCCATTGCTTTAAGTTTAATTTCGTCTGGTATATGTTTAGGCATAATTAATCGTATATACTGTTGCTATCAAGGGCTCCGTATCCATCGTCAGATACATGTTGAGAATCTATGTTCCCACCTAATGGACTTCCATCTGAATTTAGAAATTGAGAGAAATCCCAGTATCCTGTTTTATCTGTATGTGCTGTAAAACAACTAGGAACCTTCACCTTAGACCCACCGGGCAATCTTATTTCATTGAATTGCATTCCTATCTCACCTCTAGTACATACCCCAGCCCAAACATGTTCTTGTTCATTGATTGGCGTGTAATTTTGTCTCTTCAATAAAGTTCCTGTAGTTCTCTGTAAATTTTTTACTTGTTGGTTACTACCACATTTAGCAAACTTACACCAAACAACAGCACCATACTCTTTTTTTACATCTTCTATAGTTGGAAGTTTCTTAGGAAATTTATCTTCATACTTTCTTTTAGGTTCTTCCTTCTTACCCGGGAAAAACATTTGAAATCCTCTTACTACTTTACTTAGTCCACCTGCACCTATCATACTAGAACCTCCTTTTGTTCCATAATGCGAGACATGCTGCGTCTGCATAATCCTGTTCGGGGAACTTATCTCCCCACTTTTCTATTACATATTTCATTATATCTTCTTTTTTAGCATTTCCTTTGCCTATCACAGCTTTTTTCCAAGTTCCATGAGGGACAAAAGAAGTTTCAATATTAGCTTTAATTAAGAATGCCCAGACTGCTCCAACGACTCGAGAAAGTTTTGTCATATTGTTAGAGTTTCGTCCAGCAGGTACTGAGTCTTCTAAAGCGGCATATCTAGAGTCGATATCATCCAAACCTAAACTAAAGCTTTCTAATAACTCAGGAAACCTATCAAAATAATTTGCTTTTCTATCACATTCCCATTTATACATCTCTGTAATTTCTTCCTTTTCATTTATAACTACAGCATGGATAGCAAATGAGGATGTATCTAATCCTATAAATTCCATACTATATTATACTAAAAACTAAATACTTTCTGCTCTTTTAGTACGTAAAGTAACCACTCTACTCACAGTTTGATAAGCAGTTGTATAGGTATTTAGTAACCCTTGAAACTTTTTTAACTCAACCGTTTGGTCAATTATATCTTTTTTCTGTTCTCTTAATTCATCAAATCTAGTCATAACTTCACCTCTCAACTCTTCACGAGTAGGTTTTTTTACTCCAGATTCTTCATATTCTTTCGCCACTGTGTGTAAAGCTGTGTTGTATCCTTCATTAAAAGCTGCTTCTAATGCCCCCACAACAGCTTCAATATCCGCAAGTTTAGTTTCTAATGAAGCTTTATATCCACCATAAATAACTAAAAACTTTTCTAGTTCATTATCAGGATAACTTGCTAATTCCCCAAATACTAAATCATGTGTTTTAGGAAGATTTGGGTCAAAAATAGGAATCCCAAAAGACTCTACATTCTTTCTAGCCCTCCCAATTGCTTTTATGGGAGTCCAATGTGTATCTCTTTGTTCCATTATGAGGCACCTCCTACTTTTTTACAAGCACACCATGACGTACCTGTACAACTTTCAGGTCTTGCCAACATGTCTTGAATTTTAAAACATCTATTTAACATATTATTCCATTTTTCAATATCTCTTTGAACAATGAAAGTTTTTATTTTTTGGTCATTTTTATTCTCATACAAAACAGTGCCTTGATTATAGTCTCCTATATTCAAATAAATTTGTAATTGTACTTCATGTTCTGGTTTAGGGGATTTCAACTTATAAAACCCTGAAGTATTAATAGATTTTAATTCTATAGGATGTTCTCCGTAGTTATAATGTTGAACTAAAAAGTCTATTCTCCCGGAAATAGGAGGAAGGTCTTGCTTAACCACAACCTCTCGGTCAATTAGTATCTTCATATCATCTAACCATTTATCTACCCTGTCTTCTAAAGAACTTCCATTTTGAAATATTCTTTCTAAGTTAGGAGATAGAGTTTGACTGACCATTTTGCCATTATAGCAAAGCCATAAATATCTATCACAAGGGTTTCCTAATGCTGAAGGATAAAAAACCCCTTCTCTAGGGGCGTCCATAACACCTTCTAAGTGGTCATCTATCTGATTCATTAGCCAAGAATCTTCATTATAAAGACTCTTTTTTTTAGTTTTTGTTTTTACTGGTCTAATTTGGTTAATTCCAGCCATAATTTCGCCTTTATTTTTTCTAACGTAGTTTCTTTTATATGTATAATATACTCAATATCTTCCATCAATAATAAGTCATCATCTCTTTTTCTATCTCTTTTTGATAGATGTCCATACACTCCATCTGCTTCTACAACCATTTTTATTTCTGGGATGTAAAAATCTACTATGTATGGATGATAGTAAACTTGTTGGTCATATCTCATACCAAACTCAGACAAACAATTTGCAATCAAATTTTCTTGGTCTGTATAATCTCTAGGAGGTAAGTTCATCTTTTAGTTTTTCAAACAATTTTTCATCTTCAATAAACTTCTCTTTCAATCCATTCATACCCATAACTTTTACATCACCATATGTATACCATGCACCTGCTTGAGTAATTATTTTTTGGTCAATACCATCTCTAATATAACTTTCAATAACATCAATCCCACCCTCAACTCTGAATGGAACTATGGCAGAATCCCAATTCTCTCCTCCAGTCTTGGTCTTCCTAAGTCTAATGTTCATATTAAATCCAACTTTTTTGTCCTTCTCTTCTATCCAACCTTTTCTTTGGACTTGTAATATAGAATGAGCAAAGTAAACTTGTCCTTGACCCGCAGGCATATTGTCTAATGCTACAGGTCCCATACTAGCACGTACTTGGTTTATAGCTACAAAAGCTGAACCATGCTGTAAGTAGGGGAAAAGTTTGGGGAAAGAACTATTTACAAATCTTGCTTGCCAAGCCATTGGACTATGGGCAAAGTCACCTTTAGCAACTTCTTCTGAGATAGCAGATGGAATTAAACCTGCAATACTATCTAATACTATAACTTCAAAGCCTTCTAACATTGCTTCTCTAACATGGTCTAAAGCTTCCTCACCTGTCGTGGGTTGAGAAACCAATATCTTAGTATTATCTACCCCGCATCTTCCCATCCAGTCTTTATCGTAAGACAATTCCGTATCTACCCAAACAGCTTTACCGCCCATTTTTTGAGCATTAGCTACTATTTGAGACGCTAAATAAGACTTTCCTACATTAGTTGGACCATATATAAGAGTCATTTTCTTAAATGGAATACCACCTCCAGTAAGTTTATCTAGAACGGGAATATCAAAAGGTATTCTATTATTAACAAATGTGTCACTATCACCCCTAACAAACTTTAGGGATTTCTTTTTTAGTAGCTTTTCTATAGCTTCTTCAGCACTATTTTCCATTCTTCAATCTCCTTCTAATTGCTTCTGCCCATGCAAAGTAAGTAGCACAGGTTTGTACAATTTCAATAAATAATTTAGTATCACTGTAACCAAAAATTTCTTCAGCTACTTTCCCATGTTTTTGTGTGGACAATAAATTCCACCAAGAATCATCATGGTTCTGTTCCCCAAAAGAAACGTCTTGACGTTCACGTTCAGCTAAAATAGCTTCTAAAACAATAGCTCGTTCGGAAGAATTATTCTCCATTGTCTAACATTTCTTCTATCTGTGAGTCTACCTTACCTTTTATAAACTCCCACATCACATCAGCTACTTTTTTAGATTCTTCTAACTGCGGTTCTATAGGAAGTTCCGTATCTATCTGGTCAACAGATAAATCTACTCTTCCATATTGGTTTTGTTCTAATGGACCTACTCTAAATGTAAATCCTAAATGGGCACTAACTTTTGGCATCATCTTCTCCTTTGTCACTAAAATGCAACAGTAACATTGCATAGTGTATTATTTTTAATATATCTTTTCTCGGGGTTCCTTTTTTATCATATCTTGAAGCATACTTAAGAATGTTACTCCTACAGAATGCTTTAGCATCCCCACAAGCTTCTATAAAGTCTAAAGTCTGCACTTCGCCTTCGCTATAATGTTCATCATATGTATTGTTTACATACTGAGATATTTCTTCTAAAATTTTATCTTCGTTATATTTAGACATTTTCAGCTTCCATTTCAAACAATGGTAATTGTTTGTTTTGAGTTTCAACGGTTTCATTTAGTAAGGGTAGTTCTCTACCCGCCCTGTAATCTCTATTCATATACACGGGAAGGTGCCCTAACCCTAATTCTTTAATTTTTTCCTGAAAAAACTCTTTAGTTGTTACACGTTTACTTCTGGTATCACGTTTTGTTTTTTTGTTATCTGCTCTACCTTTACCATGTGTTTGTGGCCCATAAACAGTAATCTCTCCATGACAATTTTTACATAAAGGCATTACGTTACCATACCTATGGTCATAAGGATTGTCATTAATATGGACCATATCTAAATTAGGGTTACCATTTCCATTTAGTCCGGCATATCCACAAGCTGGACAAGAATTATCGCACACATCTAATAAATATGCTTTTACAATAGTAGAAATTTGAGTTCTAGAACCACCAAGCACTTTATCAGCCTTCCAATCTTTTATAAACTGTACTCTTCTACGAAGATGGAATTCGGACGCTGCTCTAGATTGTTTAGATACATTTGGGCGTATTTCTAAAGCATCCCATTTTTGTTTGTATTTTATCTTGTAACTTGTTATTTCGTCCATATATTTATACTAGCAGTTTTTTAATCCCAGTCAATATATTGACTTGAATAATTAGCTACTATAGATAACTCTCTCCCCGAATAAAAAGGTATTAGTTTCTCAAAAGCAGCAAAGGATGTTTTAATTCCTTGTTTTTTTATGTTAAGTGACTTTATACCATCATCATAGTGGGAGCTATTTAAGACTTCGGGTGTTGCTAGTCCCAATATAGTCGCAAAATCTTCAGAAGAATCTACAATAACAATTATTTCTGGGTATGTTGATGGTCTATTCTTTCTAATTAGCGGGAATCCTAACATACATCCTTTTACCCCTATTTTTAATCCCGCTGGTAATAAGTCCGGTTTGTCATAGTCAAAACTATTACCCCAACTATCTTTAGAAAATTTATACCCCGTAAACTTTTCAGCGGCTATTTCAGCAAATTTTCCAGTGCGTTCTCTTGATTCTCCTTGTCCCGAATCATTCCGTCTTTGTTTTTCTTGCCATTTGCTTTTGGGCATTCGAGTTATATAATCATCAACTCTTTGTTTGTCCTTTTCAGTAAAATAAACATCTAAGAAAGTATTAGTAATTTCTTCGTAATACTTCCTATCTTTCGCAGGTCTTAATTTAATTTGTTTTTCAAAAATATAATCAAGCATTATTTAACTCCAGTCAATATAATCTTCCGCTGGTATGGGCTTCAATTCTTTTTTGGTCGCCCAAGAAGGAGTAAAGACTTCCATGTCTACTTTCAAAGGTATGTTTTTAGAGTTCTGCTCTAGTAAAGTTTGTATTTCATAAGGGATAGTATCTAACTCAGATTCATGTATCTCACATATAATTTCGTCATGAACCTGTACTAATATATGACTTTTCTTATCCGCAAGGTATTTGTCTACTTCTATCATTCTTTCGGTCAATAAGTCAGCACTAGTACCTTGTACCATGTAATTTACACCTTTATATGCAAATCTAGGGTCAATACTATACACCCGCCCATAACGATTCATCAAAATGTCTCCTCGTCCAGCCGTAGCAACCACTTTATCGAACCATTCCTTTGAGCCTTTCATTCCTTGAAAGTATTGTTTCTTGAATTTCCCAGCTTCTTGTGGTGTGGTACTTAGCTGTTGAGCCAGCTTTTTGTTGCCTATACCGTAAATAGTACCGAAAGTTACCGCCTTAGCGTACTGTCTAAACTCTTTGAAGCGGTCATGTGACTCATCAATACCAAAAGCAAGCTTGGCTGCCTCACTATGAAAGTCTACATCATCTTTGTTTAGTATCTCATCAATAGTTTTATTCCTAAAGTAGGACATAAAAACACGAACTTCCATTTGTTGATAGTCAAATCCTACCAACTTATAACCATCACGTGGAATAAACAATCTTCTTATTGATACCTGAGTATCATTTTCTTCACTATAGGACTCATCTCCAATATAAGCCCAAGTAGATAACACATCATCTGAAAGTTCTTGAGTAGCAACAATACCTTTTTGCGAAATCATTGCTGAAATCTTACCTCTAATATCGGTCTTCTCCGTATCAGACAATTCATGTTCTTCTAAATTAAAATGGTTTCTTGGAATGTTTTGAAAGTTAGGACTCTGACTAGATAATCTTCCAGTAGAAGTTCCCCAATTATAAAACTGCGTATGCTTAACATTCTTCTTAATATAAGGTTGTAAATACGTAGATATAAGCTTTGCCAGACTTCTGTATTGTCTAATCAACCCAGCAATTCTATGGTCAATATTTATCAGTGCCGCCTCATTCCACGATTCTTCACCCTTTGGGGTCTTTACAGGAGAGTGTATAGGAGGATTCATACCATTTAGTACTTCACCAACTTGTTTAGGACTTAGAATATCAAACTCTTTACCCGCTAATTTATATATTTGCCGTTTAACCTTCTCTTGTCTAATCTGAATAGCCTTTTTAGCTGTCCTAGCATAAGAATCGTCTATCCCAACACCACGACCTTCCATGTCAAACAAAGTCTTAGTCAATTGACATTGCAATTCATATATACGAGTCTGCTTTGTATTGATTATCTTTTTTAAACAATTGTTATAAAGCTTTGCTGTTACTAAAACATCTTGTTCACAGTAAGGACCAACTAGGTTAATAGGTGCTCTGTCATAACCACCATGACCAAGGTCAATTGGTTTATCGTTCTCATCAACACCTTCATGACAATCACATCCTAATTTACCCACCCACTTTTTTTGTTTCATGGTTGTCTTTAGGTCAATGTCA